TCAGCATCTGTCGAACTGGCCCGCGCTGGCGGGGGTGGCGATCCATGATGCGGTGCCTCCGAATGTCACGGGGACCTTCGTGGTGATCGGGCCCGAGGAGGCGCGCGACCAGTCGGACAAATCGGGCGCGGGGGCCGAGCATCAACTGGTGATCAGCGTGATCACCGATGCGGCCGGGTTCCTGTCGATCAAATCCATCGCCGCCGAGATTTCGGACGCGCTGATCGGCGCTCCGCTGGCGCTGAGCCGGGGGAGCCTGGTGAGCCTCTTCTTCCTGCGGGCGACGGCGCGCCGGATCGAAGAGGGAGAGACGAGGCGGATCGACCTGACCTTCCGGGCCCGGATTCAACTCTGACGCCCGCAGACACCCTTCAAACGGAGAGCGAACATGGCTGTGCAAAGCGGCAAGGATCTGCTGATCAAGATCGACCAAACGGGGGACGGCCAGTTCGTCACCATCGCCGGGCTTCGGGCGACCCGGATCAGCTTCAACACGGAATCGGTGGATGTCACCAGCCTGGAAAGCCAGGGCGGCTGGCGCGAGCTGCTGGCCGGGGCGGGGGTGAAATCGGCCTCGATCTCGGGCTCGGGCGTGTTTCGGGATGAGAACACGGATGAGCGCGCGCGGCAGGTGTTCTTCAATGGCGAGATCCCGGCGTTCCAGGTGGTGATCCCCAGTTTCGGCGTCATAGAGGGTCCGTTCCAGATCACCTCCATCGAATATTCGGGGAGCCACAACGACGAGGCGACCTATGAGATGGCCATGGCTTCGGCCGGGGCGCTGACGTTCACGGCGCTCTGATGGCCAATCCTTGGGCGGGAGAGGTGGCGATCTGGCTGGATGGCCAGCGCCATGTGGCGAAGTTGACGCTGGGTGCTTTGGCCGAGCTGGAAGCGGCCCTGGAGGCGGGATCGCTTCTGGATCTGGTGCAGCGGTTCGAGGAGCGGCGGTTTTCCACGCGCGATGTGCTGGCGCTGCTCGTGGCAGGCCTGCGCGGCGGGGGCTGGCAAGGGTCGGCTGCCGACCTCTTGCGGGTCGAGATCAGCGGCGGGCCGGTCGAGGCGGCGCGGGCGGCGGCGGAACTGCTCGCCCGGGCTTTCGCGCTGCCCGAAGAGCCATGAGCGGCCCCGGAGCCGGGATCGACTGGCGCGGGCTGATGCAGGCGGGCCTGCATGGGCTGGGGCTGGAGCCGGCGGTCTTCTGGCGGCTGACCCCGCTGGAGTTGCGGATCATGCTGGGGCGGGAGGGTCTGGTCCCGCCCCTGACACGCGCGCGGCTGACCGAGCTGGCCGCTGCGTTCCCCGATGTGAGGAAGGATCAGGGCGATGGCGGATATCGGAACGATGCAGGAGCAGCTTCAGGCGCTTGAGGCGCAGCTGGGGTCCTCGGTGTCGATGGTGGCGGCTTTCGATGGCGAGTTGGCCCGGATGCGGGAGACGATGGTCTTCACCGGGCGCGAGGTGAACACGCTGTCCAGTGGCATCAGCGGCGGCCTGCGCAAGGCCTTCGACGGGCTGATCTTCGACGGGATGAAACTGAACGACGCGCTGAAGACCGTGGCGAACACTATCGTCGACACGATCTATTCCATCGCCATGAAGCCTGTGACCGGCGCTCTGGGCGGGCTGCTGGCGCAGGGCGTGGCGGGCGTGATGGGGGCAGGGATGCCCTTTGCCAATGGCGGAGCCTTCAGCCAGGGCAGGGTGATGCCCTTTGCCAAGGGCGGTGTCGTCTCCTCCCCCACCAGCTTTCCGATGCGGGGCGGGATGGGGCTGATGGGTGAGGCGGGGCCAGAGGCGATCATGCCGCTGGCCAGGGGGCCCGACGGACGGCTGGGCGTGCAGGCGGGCGGGGGGCGGGCCGTGACCGTGGTGATGAACATCACCACGCCCGACGTCCAGGGCTTCCAGCGCAGCCAGAGCCAGGTTGCCGCCCAGGTCAGCCGCGCCCTGTCGCGTGGTCAACGCAATCGCTGAGGAAAGAACATGGCCTTTCACGAGATACGTTTCCCGGCGAACCTGAGCTTCGGCTCGGTCGGTGGTCCGGAGCGGCGGACCGAAATCGTCACGCTGGCGAACGGGTTCGAGGAGCGCAACACGCCCTGGGCCCATTCGCGGCGGCGCTATGATGCGGGCGTCGGCCTGCGGTCGCTGGATGATGTGGCGACGCTGATCGCCTTTTTCGAGGCACGGGCGGGCCAGCTGCACGGGTTCCGCTGGAAGGATTGGTCGGATTACAGGTCTTGCCTGCCCTCCGCTTCGCCGCGACCGGAGGACCAGCTGATCGGTATCGGCGATGGGGAAACCCGGGTCTTCCAGTTGCAGAAGACCTATGTGTCGGGGCTGGAGAGCTATACCCGGCCGATCCGGAAGCCGGTGGCAGGTTCGGTCCTGGTGGCCTTGGCGGGCGACCCGAAGGTCGAGGGAGTGGAGTTCTCGGTCGAGGTCGAGACTGGAACGATCACGTTTGCAGGCCCGCCCGATGTGGGGGCCCGGATCACTGCGGGCTTCGAATTCGACGTGCCGGTGCGGTTCGATACCGACGCGATCCAGACCTCGGTCGCCTCGTTCCAGGCCGGGGAGGTGCCCACGGTCCCTGTGGTGGAGATCCGGCTATGACTGCCGAGGCGCTGTATCGACATCTGGAAAGCGGGGCGACCACGGTATGCCGGGCCTGGACCGTGACACGGCGGGATGGTCAGGTGCTGGGCTTCACAGACCATGACCGCGACCTCGTGGTGCAGGGTGTGACCTGCCGGGCCGATACCGGCATGACGGCGCGAGCCTTGCAGCAGACCACGGGGCTGTCGGTCGACAACTCGGAAGCCATCGGTGCGCTGAGTGCAGCGGCGATCACCGAGGCCGATATCATCGCGGGACGGTTCGACGGGGCCGAGGTGCGGGCCTTCCTCGTCAACTGGGTCAGGCCCGAGGAACATCTGGAGCAGTTCAGCGGCTCCCTCGGCGAGATCGAACGGTCGGGGGGCAGCTTCCGCGCCGAACTGCGCGGGTTGTCGGAAATCCTGAACCAGCCCCAGGGCCACGCATATATTGCAAGTTGTTCGGCCGTCTTGGGCGACGGCCGCTGCCGGTTCCAGACTGACCAGCCGGGGTATCACGCCCAGCGGGCGGTGGACCGAGTCGAGGATGGCCGCGTTTTCGATTTTCCCGGCTTTGGAGAGTTCGATCCGGGCTGGTTCTCTCATGGCCGGTTCGAAGTGCTGACCGGGGCAGCGGCGGGGCTGGTCGGGTTGGTCAAGGCAGACACGATTGACGGCGACGGGCGGCGGATCGAGCTCTGGCAGTCGATCATGGCCGGGATCGCGCCGGGCGATCAGGTCCGCATCTTTGCCGGCTGCGACAAGACGGCCGGGACCTGCCGGATGAAGTTCGGAAACTTTCTGAACTTCCGAGGCTTTCCGCACATTCCCGGCGAGGATTGGCTGGCCTCCTATCCGGTGCCCGGGCGGCCGAGTTCGGGCCTGCGTAGGACGACGGCGTCATGGCGGTGAGGGCTGCAAGCGTTGTTGTCGCCGAGGCGCGGGAATGGCTTGGCACGCCCTATCAGCACCAGGCGAGCGTCAAGGGCGCAGGCGCGGATTGTCTGGGCCTGTTGCGTGGCCTCTGGCGCAAGGTGCATGGCGCAGAGCCGGAGCCAGTGCCGCCCTATACCGAGGACTGGGCCGAGCCGGACCGTCACGAGGTTCTGCTGGCCGCCGCGCGGCGATGGCTGGTCGAGCGTCCTTTGGGAAGTGAGGCCGCGGGCGATGTGTTGCTGTTCCGCATGCGGACAGGCGGCATCGCCAAGCACCTTGGCGTGCAGTCGGAAGTCGGGGCAGAAGCCCGGTTCATCCATTCATACAGCGGGCAGGGCGTCGTCGAGAGCCCTCTCTCGCAGCCCTGGCGGCGTCGGATCGCCGCAAGGTTCGCCTTTCCTTAAGGAGCCGACTGAATGGCAACTCTACTTCTTTCGGCCGCCGGTGCTGCCATCGGCGCAGGGTTTGGAGGCACGGTCCTCGGACTCTCCGGGGCGGTCATCGGGCGGGCCATCGGGGCCACGCTTGGCCGGTTGGTCGACCAGCGGCTACTGGGTGCCGGTTCAGACCCGGTGGACATGGGCCGCATCGATCGGCTGCGGCTGACCGGAGCCGGGGAGGGGGCGCCGATCGGGCAGGTCTGGGGTCGGATGCGCCTGGCAGGTCAGGTGATCTGGGCCACTGAATTCAAGGAATCCGTCCAGCGTCGGCGTGCAGGCAAGGGCGCTCCGAAACCGAAGATCAACGAATACAGCTACTCGGTCAGCCTTGCGATTGCGCTTTGCGAGGGTGAGATACTGCGGGTGGGGCGGATCTGGGCGGATGGCAACGAGATCTCGGCCAGCGATTTGAACCTGCGGGTCTACTCCGGCAGCGAAACGCAACTGCCCGATGCGCTGATCGAGGCGGTCGAGGGGCAGGGCCGCGCCCCGGCCTATCGTGGGCTTGCCTATGTCGTTGTCGAGGATCTTGAGCTTGCACCCTTTGGCAACCGGGTACCGCAGTTCAACTTCGAGGTGGTACGTGCGGCACAAGGGCCAGCGGTGGCCGCGGGATCGACGCTGGACAGTGCGATCTCGGCGGTGGCCTTGATCCCCGGCACTGGGGAATACAGTCTGGCGACGACGCCCGTGCATTACGCCGAGGCGCCGGGGCGGAACCGTTCGGCCAACGTGCATTCGCCCTCCGGCCATACTGACTTCTCCACCAGCCTGGAGCAGCTATCGGACGAACTGCCGGGCGCGGGATCGGTGTCGCTGGTGGTCTCCTGGTTCGGCGACGACCTGCGCTGCGGGTCTTGCAGCATCCGGCCGAAGGTCGAGCAGAAGCTGCGCGACGGCGTTCCAATGCGCTGGCGTGCGGGCGGGATCGATCGGGAAGCGGCGCTGGAGGTGCCGAAGGTCGACGGCAAGTCGATCTATGGTGGCACGCCCGCCGATGGATCGGTCATCGAGGCCATCCGTGCCATTCGCGCGGCTGGCAAGGAAGCGATGTTCTACCCTTTTATCCTCATGGACCAGATCGAGGGCAACTTGCTGCCCGACCCCTGGACGGGTTTGCCAACGCAGCCAAAGTTGCCGTGGCGCGGACGGGTGACCCTGTCGATCGCACCGGGTCGTGACGGCTCACCGGACCGGACGGCCGCCGCGGCCGCGGAGGTGGCGGCCTTCTTCGGCGCGGCGCAGGCGGGAGATTTCGCCGTCGAGGGCGGGGAAATCCGGTACACTGGCCCCGCGGACTGGGGTTTCCGTCGGTTCATCCTGCATTACGCCAAGCTCTGTGCCTTGGCGGGTGGCGTCGATGCATTCTGCATCGGGTCGGAAATGCGATCTCTTACCCAGATCCGGGGCGCGGGGGACAGTTTTCCCGCCGTTGCGGCCTTGCGGCAACTGGCGCAGGATGTCCGGGCGATCCTAGGCCCCGAGACCAGGATCAGCTACGCGGCCGACTGGTCCGAGTACTTTGGCTATCACGTGGACGGAAATGTCTATTTCCACCTTGATCCGCTCTGGGCTGATCCGAAGATCGATTTCATCGGCATCGACAACTACATGCCGGCGTCTGACTGGCGCGAGGGGGATGAGCACGCCGACGCGGGGTGGGGCTCGATCTACAGCCTCGATTACCTGAAGGCGAACATCGGCGGGGGCGAAGGCTTCGACTGGTACTATGACAGTGCCGAGGGCGCCGCCGCGCAGCGCCGTCTGCCGATCGTGGACGGGGCCTACGGCGAGGATTGGGTCTTCCGTTACAAGGATCTGCGGTCCTGGTGGTCGAACCTGCACCACGATCGAGTGAATGGCCTGCGCAGCCCGGAGCCAACAGCATGGGTCCCCGGATCCAAGCCGATCGTCTTTACAGAGTATGGTTGCGCGGCGATCGACAAGGGGACCAACCAGCCCAACCGTTTCCTGGACCCTGCGTCGTCGGAATCCGGGCTGCCCGCCTGGTCCAATGGTCGTCGCGACGATCTCATTCAGATGCAGTACCTGCTGGCCATGCGTGCCTTCTGGCGGGATCCGGCCAATAACCCGGTTTCGACCCTTTATGGAGGGCCGATGATCGACATGGACCGCGCGCATGTCTGGGCCTGGGACGCCAGACCATTCCCGGAGTTCCCCGGCCAGACGGAGGTATGGAGCGATGGTGCGAACTATTCCCGCGGGCACTGGCTGAACGGTCGGGCCACGAACCAGCCGCTGGACCGGGTCGTTGCCGAGATCTGCGCCCGATCGGGCCTGCCGAACATTGAAACCTCTGGCCTTCTCGGGCTGGTGCGTGGATTTCAGCAGGCAGAGGTGAGCTCGGCCCGCGCCGCCCTGCAGCCCCTGATGCTGGCCTTCGGCTTTGATGTGATCGAAAGGAACGGGCAGCTGGTCTTCCGCAGCCGCAGCGGTCGGGTCGACGGGATTCTGACCAAGGAAGATCTGGTCCTCCAGCAGGACCTGAATGGC